AAAACCCTGTTACCTTATCTTTAACCTTGAATTGTGAATCAAATCTTTCCCTGAACGCTCTTATCTGGTCTTTATTAGCACTAAGTAATTGTATTATTCCTTCAGGCATATTACTATTCATATAAAAATCTAGGTTATAATTAGACCCGTACACTAATGTCATAATAATATCAGCGAGTATTTGTATAGGTGATAAACCATAAACGTTATTACTTTGAGGATTCATCATTAAATAAATAACTTCTCTTCTACCAAACGGTACAGGTAACGCCATAGCAGTTGTTCCATACTGAAAATAAGCAGCAGCTTCTTTATAAGCTAAAGAATACTGATTAAGTCTAGCAGTCCAATCAGGGCTTTGAGGTGTTGCTACATAATTAATATTCATAGGTTCAACATATTCTGCTCTATTACCTAAGTAACCATAAATGTCAGGGTTCATTAAGAAGCTTCCACCATCTCTAGCGAATAATTCTACTAATTGAAGTTTTTTATTAAACACTTTAATTATTACTCCACTGTCTACTTCGCAAACATCTTTAACTGTTGCTCTAAGTATGTGTTGAAAACTTTCTTTGTTCTTATTGGGATTGTCTAAGAATTTTTTGATATCCGTTATTACTTTGTCGAGTTCAGGTGTTGGCTCGGCTTCTTCTTTGTAAACGATATCGTAATGTGTACTTGCTGCTTCATCCGCAAGAGTTTTCACTACCCCGTACACGTATGGGTTCTTCGCTAATTGCCTGATTAAAGGTATGTTTTCTTTTCTTGGATAACCGAAAGGTGGCTTGTACAAGAATTCTGGTATATACGCTTTATGTATACCATCACTTTCTTTTACACTGACATCTCCAATGTCTCGTTCTTTGACCTCAGCTTTTTTACCGAATCCTAAAAATCCCATTATTTATTCACCTGTATTGTTTTTGTTTAAATCCTATTTTTCCTTTTTTAATGAAATCACACTCATAAGTTTGTTGGGTGTGATTGTAATAATAATTGATTGCAAAATTGAATGACTTATAAACCATTATCTTATTTATTGTATCAATATAAACCTTTTTTTGTTTATCAATATTTTTTAATTCGTTTCTCATTTGAAACAGGAATTCATCCTCAGTTATTATTTCAACTTTATCTTCTACTGTTTTTGTATTAGCCATTTTGTATCATATATTTTTCCTTCTAAGTCTCCTTTTCTTCCTGTGTGTCTAAAAGTGAAAACACGAACATTCTTATTTTTATGCACTTTCATAATATAATCATAAGCTCTTTTTAATTGCCTTGCCGCTTTATGATTAAGTCTTGGGTTTCCTTTAACTTCGTGAAGTATGAAATAATATTTATTTATTTTTTTAATGTGTTTAAATTGAATAAGGTCAACCTCATCTATTGTCTTATTATAAGTTACGCCATAATTAACATGACGACCTATCAAATCCCATTGATACTTTCTTTCTTTTAATTTATAATACTCATTATCAACAATGTTCTCATGCTTCCTATAATACTTATCCATTTTCATATTAATTGTATTACTAATAATACTATTCCTGCAATAACTGTTCCAATTATTCCTATTGTTACTTTCTCAACCCATTTATTAGCGAATTTTCCATCAAGAGAATCAAGTTTGTCAAAAACTTTATCAAAATCTTTTCTTTGTTCTTTACAATGATTTAATAATTGTTTATCTAAATTCTTTATTTCTATCTCCAAATTACTCAACCTCTCAATATCTTGTCTTTCCATTATTATTCAACCGTTTTAGTTATTATAAAATCTATATCAACACTTTTATCAATATTTGATGAAGTGAAAACAATTTTTAGTTCGCCAATATAATATTTGTTTGGTATATTACTATCAGTTGCTGATATATCTATTGTGAGTATTCCTGTTGCAGCATTTGTTTTATCGAATACTCCATCAGCTTTTGTTATGAATGGTGTTCCGCCATAATCGTTTACCACTGTGAACGTGCAAGTTGTGCTACTACAATCCACTGCTGCACTAGCACTATCTGTTACAGTGAATGTTATCGTTTTTGCTTCTCCTTGTTTCATTGTTAAACTAGCCATATTTTATACCTCTACACAATTATTATTATCGCACCTATACTGTGTTCCCCAAACACCTACCATATTAGTATTATTTATTGGTTCTTCTTGAATTATTGTGTCATCTATTATTTTTACCCAGCCACTACGACAATAATCCCAATTACTTTTTTCAGTGTTAAGATAACATCTTGTGCCTCTACCACTTGATAAATCACCCGGGCACTCCATTATGCTACTCTCCGCTTCACAATAATAATTTGTTGTCTCAAAAAATGTGGGTGTTACCATACTTGCAAGTATTAATCCTATTGTGATTAAACTGTTTATTCCTACCGTTTTTTTATCTACCATTTTATACTACTCCTAAGTCTTGTTTACACCACGAATAAGTATTATCTTTTAAGCATAATTCGTTTCTTATTAAATCATTTTCTTCTTGTAATGCTTTTACACTCTCCGTTAATAATGTTATCATTGCTCCTAAGTCTCGTCCTTCTTGTTCTACCAAAGTTACTTCTTCCACTATTCTTGTTCTTGTTTCATTATGGCATTCTATTAATGGTTCTTGATAATTAATATTTTTACATTCTTCTATTATTACTTCTTCACATACTTCATATATTACTTGTTTTGGTTCATAAAATGTTTTGTTCTCCACCTTTATTGTTTCCCATTCAGTTCTTGTTTCATTATAACAACCTTCTTTTGGTCTTGTTCCTATTTTCATAATATTATTACAAACATAATTATAATAAGTGTTTTCTCCTTTCTTATATTCACATTGTTTTTCTTCATAAAAATAATCTTCATACACTGTTATATTATTACATTCTTCTTTTGTCTCATTTATCATTATTGTCTCACATATTTCTTCTTCATATGTTTCATTAATATAATTTCTTATTGGTTCTTTATAACTTGCTTTTGCAAACTCTGGCATGGTTGTATGATTTATTTCTCCATTACTTGACTTTATTTTTATTAACTCTTTTAATGCTTCATTACTTGTTCCATTCCATCCTTTTGTTCTATCTATAAATCCTTCAGCACTTACATTTGCTTCAAAATATCCACTTATTCCAGATGTACTTCCCACAACTTCTAAAGGATAACTTGGACTCGTTGTCCCAATGCCGACATTGCCTTTCATATATGTTTTACCATCATGATCTACAAAAAACATAAGAGAAGTTCCACCATTAGCAGTATATGCAAGAGAACCACCACTTCCGCTTTGTAGGTTTAATGCTACTCCATCACTTATTCCATTATCACAAGTGGTAAGTCCGTGCTTAGTTCCCAATACTTGTCCTATCAAAAGGTCTGGTAATGAAGAAATACCACCCCCTGCTTCAATACTAAATGGAGCTTTAGGGTCAGACATTCCAATTCCTACATAGTCAGTACTTCCTTCAACAAAAAGAGTATAAGTGCCACCAGTAGTTTCTACACGAAAATCTACATCTGCATTATCAGCATTATAAACATTTCTATTCCCATCAACAGATTCAAACATAGTAATGGCATTAGTAACAAATGCAAATTTATCATTAGTAAATTTAATATAAGTATTTGGGTCGCCATTATGGTAAATAAATTCATCTACACCAACACTACCCGCAATATCTAAATTATAATCAGGACTCGTCGTCCCAATGCCGACTCTGTCATTAGTTGAATCAATATGAAGTGTGTTAGTATCAAAAGTGTAATTTCCTGTTGCTGTATCACCTGTACTAGATAACTTTCCATCTATCTGTGTAGCTTGAGTTGTATTATCAGCACTTTGCAATGTTGTTAAATCACTAATTAAAGTAGCTTGAGTAGCATTGTTTGCTGCTTGTAAAGACACTTCTGTATTAAGATTATTAGTATTAGTTGTTATTAAACCAGCTTGTGTGGCATTATTGGCTGCTTGAAGATTCTCCTCAGTAGTTAAATCAGCTTCAGTAGCATAAGCGTAAGCTTCAATACTAGTATTAATATCAGTATCATTAACATTAAATATTGTACCATCAAGGTATAACTTATTACCAGCAGTGTAAGTCGTATCATTTTCTCTAGCATCAATAGTATCATTCATTTTTGATTCATTAAAAGATATAGTCCCAGTACTTGTTATAGCACCACCAGTAAGGTAAGTATCATCAGTATCTATACTCGTAACTGTGCCTGTTGTAATAGAGTAACCAAAATCTTCAATACTATCATTAAGAGCAGTTTCATTAAAAGATAAAACGTTATTATTATCAAAAAACCATTTACTGATAAAATTTGTTACACTAGCCCACGTTGTAGCAGTTCCTGAGGTAGTTGAATAATTAACGTTAAGGTCTTCTTGACTTGTCTCACCATCCCAAGTAG